CGTTGGCACGGAAGTGAGCTTTCGGCCTGGCAAAAACAAAGGTCAACGTCAACGACACGGGTAGTTTGGCATGCCATTGCTCAGGTTGCAACCTGCGGGCACAGCTGGCAACAACCTTCCTCCACGGATCTACGGCGGCTGAGCTTTCCCCGAGGATTGCCCTTCCTTTGATGTAGCGGTGGACTTTCTTGCTGCCCTGGGGCGCTGGTTTGCCTGTGGCGTAGAAGGTGTAGCTATTGGACACTGCTGCCTTCGTTGAGCGTTGTAGAACGCTTTTTCTAATGCAGTCAGCTTGGGAGAGCTTTCACTGAGCGCAGCTTTTGCGCTTGCTTTTGCACCAGCAACGTACAGATGCGGTGTTGTGCTCCAGTAAATGCCCTTGCCCATTACTTCAGCTTTTCGCAGGCAGGTTGCCAGCCTTGGGCGCAGTGTTGTGCCTGCTGCTGGTCCAGCGTGCTGGTGATTGAGTACCAAGCTGCTGCACCAAACAGCGCAAAGGCAACGACAGTGACGATGGCGTTGATCTTGGTGCTGACTTGCTCAGGGCTGTACATCTTGGTGCGGCGCTGGCGTGGTCGGTAGGCTTTGTAGTTCATGGGTCAGTTGCGGTTTTTAGGTGGACGGCCCCGGCGGGGTTTTGATGCTTGAGCTTGCTGAGCTTTGTACTTTTCTTTGGCCTTGTCCCTTGCGTCTGACAAGACCTTGCAGGCTTGATGGTTGCCTTCAAGCTCCTTGTACTTGGCCTGGGCCTCAACCACCAACGCACATCGAGCAACGATTGTTTCCTGAATCAGCTCTTGGGCTTGGTGGTGTCGCCAAAACCAAGTTTCAGAGTCTTGGTTGGTGTATTCCTTGAGCAGTTTTTCATGCTCATCCGTGACATCCTCTTGCCTGAACTGAGCGTCAATGGTTGCGTCAAAGGCAGCCATCAGTGAAGTCACCTTGCGGGCTTCCATGATGACGTTGCGGTCTGCTTCACGGATTGCTTCAAACCGTTGGCGATGTGCAGCCAGTGCCTTGATGACTTCAGGCT